CGGCTGGGGCTGCGGCCCTGACCACCAGCGACTCGCTGCAGGTTCTGCGCATCCCTGCTGGTTCGATTGTTCTGTCGGCCGGTTTCACCGTTACCTCGGTGGAGTCGACCAATACGACGGGTACCATTGTTCTGGCGGATGGCTCGGTGACATATGCTACCGGTATCGCTATCAACGCGACCGGTACCAGTGCCGCGAACCTTGCGAACCCCACTGTGTACAGCGCAGCGGATACGCTTGACATCTCGTTCGGGACCGCCATGCCCACCGACCTCGTGGTCAAGGCATGGGTCGTCTTGGCCGACGTGAGCTAACGGTAGGGGCTTCGGCCCCTACCTCCATTCAAGGAGAAACTCATGTCTGTCTATAAAGGTACGACCTATTCCAATCTGACGGCGCTCAACGCGACTGTTGTGTTCACCGCGTTGGCAATGGCGGGTACGCTGACCGGGAACGTCGATGCGACGACTGGCTACATTGCCGCCATTGCCAACGCGGTGAACACAACTGGCAAGGCCGCCGGTACCGTGGTGTTCGACACCACCAACAGCAAGATCAAGGTTGCGACTGGCGCGAACGCCAACTCGACTTGGGTCGATGCTGATGGCACCAACGCAGTAACGCCTAGCTAATAAGTCAGGCCCTTCGGGGCCTGCCTTTCTTCATTAGAGGATACACCCATGCCCGGCAAACGCATCTCAGAACTCACGGCACTCTCTGGCGCAGGCAGCGCCAACAATGATGATGTGGTGATCTTCGATGCAGACGCCAGCGAGACCAAGCGTATCTCGCGCTCGCAGCTTGCCGAGGGTATGGTAGGGGATTTGCCCTTCCAGTATTTCGTAGGTGTGTTGACAAGCGACCCTACACAGCGCCTGAACGGTGATCCTCTACAGCTTGCCGACACCTACTACAACTCTGTTGCCGACCAGATCAGTTTCTACGACGGCGCGGCATGGGTTTCTTACGACAGTGTATTGACTGCACGTGATGAGGCAGAAGCGGCGCGGGACAAGGCGCAGGAGTGGGCTACGAACCCGGAAGACACCCCCGTAGAGACCGGGCAGTTCTCCGCACTGCACTGGTCCGCGAAAGCCGAGGATGAGAAGCTGGCCGCGCAGACGGCACGCACCGGGGCGGAGACTGCCGAGACTAACGCCGAGACGGCAGAGGCTGTGGCAGTCGCTGCACAGCTTGCTGCTGAGGCCGCAGAGGTAAACGCTGAGACCGCCCGTGACGCGGCTTTTGTGAACGCCGATGTATACGCCGATACGGCGGCGGGTCTTGCAGCAGTAGCTCTTGGTGAGCAGTTCCAAGTTGTAGCGGGCGACACTGTCATCCGCTACCGCGAAGATGCTGGGCCGGTCGCCACCGAAGTCGCGCGCTACCCCAGCGCGGCTGGTGTCCTGCGTGCCCGGGCTGCGGCTCTGGATTGGCTGGTCACGGTTGAGGATGGGAATGGCGATCTACTGGTCCCTGTATTTCAGTATGAGCCTGACCTCGGTTTGGTCTGGCAAAATGGCGCGGTACGGACAGTTGCCGACGCGCTGACGGACAATGGCGATGGGTCTTTTACCCTGAACACAGTGCCGCTGGGGCTATCAGCAGGCGTGACTGCTCTGGTCGAGTGGTCGCGTGAGGGACATACCGGGACGCCAAGCGGCTACATGTGGTCGATGGTCAATAACCCCGTGTCTCTGGCTGGTGGTGTCAGTGTCCTGTCGAACTGGGTTGCCGCTTCAGAAGTTGCTGGCGGGACGCTGGAGAACCGTACCCCGTCTACTGTAGATACGCGCAGTATGCAACGCTGGGGAAGTGATCGAGCGATTGTGTCGGTGCCTGTCGCCGGAAACTCTCTGCGCCTGATCGACGGCGGCGAGGTTCTGTCGGGGAGCGCCACAAACGTCTACCTGACGCCTACGCGCATGGACATCGGGCGGCGGTCGCGCACGACCGTTGATGGCGTGATCGCCAACATCAGCGTGACCCGTGTGGCGGTGTTCGGCGGCAGCATGACGGCGGCGCAGATGCGCGCGTTGAACGATGCGGCTGACCGCATGGAAATGACCCCGCAGGAGCGGTGGCCGGAATGGCTGGCGGTGATCCCTGACGGGGCTGGCGGTTACATTGTCCCGGCATTCCAGTGGGACCAGAAGCGCAAGCGTTGCTGGTATGCCGGGCGCGAGCGGGCCGAAAGTGAGGTGTTGATCGACGCCGGTGATGGCAGCTTTATTATGAAGCGGGGTCCGCGCGGACTGACATCGACCAGTGGCATGTCGGTGTTTGTGGATGTTCAGCCGGATGTTTACTACCCTCACACTGACCGCCCTTCCGGGTATCCATTTCATTCATCGTCGGCAGTCGCAAACCCTGCGGGCCTTCAAGAAAGGCTTGAGTGGGCAATTCAAGCCGTAAACGATACCATAAATCCGGGCGGTCTCATCAATACTAGCGCTTATTCTTCCAGAGCCGGTAACTTCTTTGGTATTTCCCCCGGGCCTAGACCTGCGGCCATTGGCGGCGCTCACACTGCTCGGCGTGGGCAAGGAATACTGCGCTATGGCATTGCACTACCCGCATCTGGCAACATCCTGACTTCGGCCGACGCATGGCCAGTCAATCAGTCGAGCTTAACAGTAGCGGCTTATGTTCCGCAGGACTACTTCCGCTTCGGCGCGCAGTTCGGCGGCTCCAACCCTCTTACTAACTGCGACATCGAGCAGGTCATTATTTATGCGCAGTCGCTCACTTCTACCCAGATGGCCGAGGTGACATGGTTTAACGAATACCGGGCCGATCCGCTGTTCTTTGTGGGGGATAGTCTAAACAACGTCGCGCAGCCGATGGAGCAACTGCGGCTTCACGCGGCGGCGGCTGGACTGACCTACCTACCGATGATGAGCGACGGCAACGGCGGGCGCGGCCTATCGTTCTTTGAGGAGTTCATCGACGCCTATGTGACCGAATATGATTGGATCAGGGACTATCGGCTTATTCTGGTCGAGGGGGGCTTCGACTATCAGTCGCTGGCGCTGGACGGAGTGACCACGGTCGGACCTTATTCGGAGCGCGACATCCAACAATACCTGAAAGGTATTATGGAGGATTTCCGCAACCCGAGTGCCATCATTATGGAGCCGAATAGCAACCTTGTTGCGGAACAGGACATTGCGGGAGGCGTCACGACCGGGATGGACAAATGGCGCGCGACCATGACGAATATCAAGGAAACGTATCCCGACTTCTGGTGTCCGATCATGGCGCTTTACCAAGCACAAGCAGCCAATGATGCGGAATACCTTGCAATTCGGGCCGATGGTCGCGTGCCCCCGGCGCTGCGTGGTGATGGTATCCACCCGTCTTGGGGCACAGCCTTCAGTTCGGACCCGAGTACAGGGAACGGATATTATTGGTTGTCGTTGGCGATCTTCCGCAGCCTGATGGCACGCGATTGGGTTTCCGAGAGAAACTGAGAGCTTTAAGGAACCAGAACCATGCCCACGAACTTCACAGGCAACCAGATCAAGGATACCTACGCGCAAATCCTGCATGTGGATGGCGGGCCCGAGGCTACCGAGAAGACGGTTCTCAGTGCTGTGGGCGTGTCGACGGCTCTCAAGGTGGGGACCGGCTCCGCTTCGGTGGACAACGTCCGTCTCGACGGTAATACGATCAGCACGCTCGACACCAACGGCAACCTCGTCCTCAGCCCCAACGGGACTGGCTCGGTCAGCATGACCAAGGTGGCCATCACGGGCGGCACCATCACGGGGATCACCGACCTCGCCATCGCAGATGGCGGCACGGGCGCGTCAGACGCCTCCGGGGCACGGACCAACCTCGGGCTGGGTACCATCGCCACCCAGAACTCGAACAACGTCTCCATCACCGGCGGCTCGATCTCGGGGGTTGTCTTTACCGGCAGCTTCACCGGGATCACGCTGATCGAGTCCCAAGCCTTCCACACGGTGAACGGCGGCGACGGGTTGGAGATCGAGAACACGAGCATCGTAGCTGACGGTGTCAGCACGAACATCGACATCGACATCACGCCCAAGGGCACGGGCGAGGTGAACATCCCCAAGGTGGACATCGACAGCGGCGCTATCGACGGGGCAGTAATCGGCGGTGCGACACCTGCGGCGGGTACGTTCACCACTCTGAACGCCACTGGGGGCGGTGCGCTGACCGGTACGTGGACCGATCTTGGTTCGGTGACGACCGTAGACATCAACGGTGGTACCATCGACGGGACCTCCATCGGCGCGACATCGGTCTCCACAGTCCGTGGGTCCACGGTCCTCGCTACGCAGGGCACAGGCTACGCCACGGGCGCTGGGGGTACGGTCACGCAGCTTACCAGCCGCACCACCGGTGTGACGCTGAACCAAGCCTGCGGCGAGATCACGCTCTTTGCCGGGTCGCTTGCAGGCCACGAGGCTGACGAGTTCACCCTGACCAACAGTGAGATCGCTGCGACAGATGTCGTGATCGTGAACATCAAGTCGGGTGCGGACGCCGCCACGCGGAAGTACTACACCATAGGGGTCACGAGTGTCAGCGCCGGGTCCTGCACGATCTCCATCGGAAACAACGACAACGGTTCGCTCCCTGCGACTGGCACCGATACGCTGGTCCTCAGCTTCGCCGTCATCAAGGGGGTCACGAGCTAATGGCTAAGGATTCTCGCCTCGAACGCGCCGGTGTCAGCGGGTATAACAAACCCAAGCGCACGCCGGACCACCCCACCAAGAGTCACGTGGTTGTCGCCAAGCAAGGCGATCAGGTGAAGACAATCCGGTTTGGGGAGCAGGGGGCCAAGACCGCCGGTGCGCCCAAGGCCGGTGAGTCAGAGGCCATGAAGAAGAAGCGGGCGTCTTTCAAGGCGCGGCACTCCAAGAACATCGCCAAGGGTAAGATGAGCGCGGCCTACTGGGCAGACAAAGTTAAGTGGACAATAGGACCAATTGGTATTATGCTCCTCCTGACAACAGGAGGTGTCTATGCCCAATTACAACCTGAAAGTGGAGACTACGTGCCCACGGTGCAAACAAACACGGATGGCTCGCGGTGATGTTGTACGTAAAGCAGAGCGCGAAGGAAAAGAACTTTTCTGTAAACCTTGCAGGAGTCAAACTCGCTTTGCCGATAAACCACACCCAACCAAAGGGACCGGGGTCAAAAACGACCCTGACAAGCTGCCAGCGCGAAACAGTTACTACAAAGCTAGACGTAGATGCCGCCTCGGAGCAAAACACCATCCGGCGTATGAAGCAGTGGAGTTCAGGTTTGCGTCGTTCGATGAGTTTTTCGAGTTGCTTGGGCCAAAGCCAGAAGGCTGTACGATCGACCGTATTGACCCGCTCGGGCATTATGAGCCGGGAAATGTGCGCTGGGCCACACACGCGGAGCAAACTGCGAACCGCTTACCACGGGGGTATTGGGTAGATGGCAGAGAAAAAAGGTAGCCCCAAACCAACGAACCCCTCGCTCTGGTCCCGCGTGAAGGCTGAGGCCAAGAAGAAGTTCGACGTGTACCCGAGCGCCTATGCCAACGCGTGGGCCTCGAAGGAATACAAGAAGCGCGGCGGCGGCTGGCGCGGCCCTGACAACAGGGTGAAGAAATGAGCAAGGGCGGGCTGGGCAAATGGTTCGGGGAGAAGTGGGTCGACGTAAAGACCGGCAAGCCCTGCGGCCGTTCCGGTAGTGAGAAGTCCAGCCGGTCCTACCCGGCGTGTCGACCTGCTGCCGCAGCCAAGAAGATGACGGCCAGTGAGAAGAAGACGATGGCTGCCAAGAAAACCAGTTCGGCCCGCAAGTCGTGGCCAGTCACACCATCTGGGGAACGGAGGAAGAAATGACCAAGATGTATCTGCGGAATAAGAATGATGGGTTTATCTACGGCTGGAACCCGATCCTCGCCAAGAACCCGCTCTGCGAAGAAGTGACCGAGGAGGAAGCGTTTCCCGAGCGGTTCGTGAACAAGAAGATTGTAGCCAAGGTGACAAAGACCCGGGCCAAGACCAAGACCAAGGCGCTCGATCTGTCTACAGATGACATTCAGGACGAACCGAAGTATGTTGCTCCTGAAATCGAAGCCGATGCGTCGAAGGACCTGCCTGAATGACACCTGCCGAGGTAATCTCTGAAGCCCGCAAGCTCATCAACGATACCCGCGCACCGCAGCGGTATTCGGATGCTGACATGCTGGGCTTCGTCAACCAGACGCTGAAGCGCATGGCCATGTACCGCCCTGATCTGTTCCTACAGATCGGGGATATTAGCACGACGGCGAATACGACCGTGCAGTCCATGCCCGCTGACTCGCTGCGGCTGGTAGAGATTTTCGGCATCAAGGACGGCGACACGATCACAGAGGCGGACCGGGAGGTCTTTGACCAGACCTACCCCGGATGGCGCAGCGAGGCGGCCGGGCAGCCCATAAACTTCATGCGGCACGTGCGGAACCCGAATGTATATTTTCTCTACCCTCGGCCCGTATCTGGCGTTATACTGCTCGCAGAATACGCCAAGGTGCCGACGGATTATGCCCTCAATGATCCAATCACCGCCCCGATTGACGCGTACTTCCCGACAGTTGTGGATGGCACAGTGTATCTGGCCGAGTCCGTGGACGACGAGCACGTGAACTCTGGTCGCGCCAAGCTGTTCCTCGATGCGTTTACACAAAGTCTGGGCGTCTCGCTGCAATCCCGCGAGATCACGGACAACGAAGAAGCAGGGCTTGACCCGAGGAGAATTGGTTGATGGCGACACGCACGTTCGCATCATTGGTACCAAGACTGAGTCCGAGTGTGCCGGGTTGCCCCCAGTACACGAAAATTCAGTATATCCGCGATGCGGCGATCCGCGTGTGCGAGCGCACGCTCCTGTGGCGCTACACCCAACCGACGTTCCCGCTGCTGCCCGGCGTCCACGAGTATGTCTACAACAAGCCTGTGGATACGGATGTCCATGTGCTGTTTGACGCGATGGTCAATGACCGCCCTCTGGTAAAGCTGACGCTGGAGCAGGCGCTGTTCCGGCACCCCGAGTGGGCCGACCTCTACAGCGGCGAGGACCCGTCTGTCCTCTGGAGTGAAACGCCGCCGGGATCGTACAACAGCTTTGAGTACAACGAGAACCTGTTCAACGACAACGAAGCGTTCGTGTTGCCCGAGGCTGTGGTGGCCAAGGCGTCTGATCCGCGCTCGATCACGCAGTTGACGCCCGACAAATACATCGTCCTGCCGCTACCGGATGGTGAGAAGACCTACACCATGCGGATGTTCTACGCCCTGAAGCCGTCGCGGACGGCCGAGGGCATGGACGAGGTGATCTTCAACGAGCTTGAAGAAGCCATCCTGCACAGCGCCCTGCAGCATCTGCTGGTGCTGCCGAGTGTCGCTTGGTCCGACCGTGAGTTGGCGTCTTACCACGCCAAGCAGTTCCTCCGCGAGATGGTGGAGCGCCGGGCCCGGGCCAACCTTGGAAACATGCGGGGCACCATGCGTGCCACCGCCCCGAAGTTTGCGTGAGGTAGCCGATGACAACGCCCAAGTTCTCCAACAACGCCACGACGACAACCACGGCGCGGATCAGCAACACTGACACGACCATCACGGTGGCCGCTGGCACCGGTGCGCTGTTCCCGGTCCTTGGGACGGGGGAGTACTTCAAGGCGACCTTGCAGGACACCAACAACAACTTCGAGATCGTCAAGGTCACGGCCCGTGCCGACGACACCATGACGGTGGTGAGGGGGCAGGATGGCACTCTGGCGGTTCCTTTCGCGGCTAATAGCCGTTTTGAGCTTCGGGTTCTTGCGTCGAACACGCAGGAGTATCTCGACTCCATCGACTTCCTATTGCTGTGAGGACACCATGCCAGTCATCCTGAAGAACAACGTCTCCAGCACCCTCGCTACCGCGATCACCGCTTCGGACACCGCCATCGTGGTGGCCGACGGCAGCCAGTTCCCTGCTCTCTCGGCGGGGGAGTACTTCTACGCGACGCTGGTGTCCCCTGCGGGCACGACCGAGATCATAAAGGTCACGGCCCGGGTGAGCAACTCGCTGACCGTTGTGCGGGCGCAGGACGGCTCCTCGGCAAACAGCTTCCAAGTGGGTGCCCGGGTCGATATGCGGGTGAATGCTGCGTCGATCAATGAACTGCGCGATGAGGCGTCCGAGATCAGCATCGCTGACGCCGGTGGGTATTATACCGGGACGGATGTCGAGGCAGCGTTGCAGGAGGCAGCGGTCTACAACCAAGGCGGCGCTGGCGCTGTCACTCGCATAGTGCAAGCGCGTTTGCAGGACTACGTTTCGGTCAAAGACTTCGGAGCCGTAGGCGACGGCGTGACGGATGATACGGCAGCCCTCCAAGCTGCCATCGACTGGGCGTTCAACAACGGGACGCCGCTGTATATTCCTCCGGCCAATTCTTTCTACCGCGTTACGTCTACTCTCGTTTGCGACACGGCGGTTCCAAATGATCGGACAAAAGGTCTGACTATTTTTGGTGTAAACGGGGGTAACCCGTTCACCCACCCCAACTCCGTTGGCGGGTCGAGTTCCATCCAAGGGACGATGGACGCACCTGTCTTTAAGCTGACTGGATATGTCTCTCCTGCGGGCCGAACCACCAGTATACATCTTGACGGTCTTGTGTTTGCTGGGAACAGTGCAACCGCACCAGTTGTCCTGCTGGAAGGTATGTACTCAAGCGAGTTCAGAAATTTTGTCATTTTCCAAGCTGGGGATGGGGACGGTTTGGATGTTACTTACGCAGTAACAAGCGTTATTGAAGACGGTTACATTATGAACGCCGACCGGGTAGTTGGCGGTCTTGGTGCTTCGCGGACTGGCACAGCCCTTAAACTTGAAATGGAGCGTGACGCTGGACTTGGGATTGTCAAGCGGGTCACTGCGCGAGGCTTCCTGAATGGCTTTACGACTGGCGATGCGTCTGCGACAGGAACCGCCATTAGCGTCGTGTTTGAAGATTGTGAGTGCAGCTACATCTACGACAACGTGGTTTTTGGGCCAAAGTCCAGATATTGCACCGTCTCCCGCCTTTTCTCCGAGGGCAACGAGGGCGGCACCATCGTGAAGATGGACGGGTTTTGCAATCGCGCCGAATACTGCATGTCCTTTGGCGGCTCTGCGGTTTGCATTGATTTTTTACCCACCTCCAAGGCGTGCTTGGCACTCAACAACAACTTCGATGTCGGCTCAGACGGCGTGTTTAGCCCTACATCTCCGATTGGGATCAGGCTGGCCGGAGTGTCCAATAGGGCGGCATACAACAACCTGCGCCAAGGCGGGTCTATCGAAAACTCGATTGGTATTTTGGCGGGAAACAGCACCACTATTTCATATGGCAACAATACTTTTGAGCCAGTTACTTGGCTCGGCGCTGGTAGTGCGCCCGTCTCTGACATCAGCGTTGATCCTGCAAATGTTGCCGCCGGGCGGCTGCAGGGTTTTGGCCAGCAGACCAACAACGCAAAGAATGCAGTATTTCCTTCTCTGCAAGAGGTTTCAATCTCTCAGCGATGGGAAGATGCAGTTCTTACAGAGGCCAGCGTTGACAACACTCCACGCCTAAACACCATGCACCTGTCTTCCGCATCGGTGATGCGGTTTACTCCGTCTGTGGCGACCAGCATCCGGTCATTTGAGGCGCGCAATCTTCGGGGAAAGCAGTTCTGGCTGCTGGTCACGAATGGCAATGCAACTTTCATCAACAACGACCTTCTGCGGACCCACACGGGGGCAGGCTACACCACCCCTGCTGGCGGCGCTTGGTTGAGTTTTGTCATGTCTAGAAATGGCATCGCCATTTTACAAAGCGCAACTGCGATTGACCTTTCTCTCGTTCCCATAAATTAAAAATAGGATGCTCTGCCTATGCTAGACCCAAAAATCAGATTTGATTTCACAAGGGCGAGCCTCGATCCGCGCATCACATTTGCGCGGTCTGGCGGCACCGCCACCGTGGTCAATAGCAGTGGCGTGATCGTCGGTGTCGCTGCTGACATTCCGAGGTTTGACTTCAACCCAATCACGTTGGCGTGTCGCGGGCTTTTGGTTGAGGCTGCCGCTACCAATTCTCAAATCAGATCGTCGGAATTTAATGACTCCGCGTGGTTAAAACTTGGTATTACCGTGTCTGCAAATGCTGAAACCGCGCCGGATGGAACCTTGTCGGCAGACAAAATAGTTGAAGACACCTCCACAGGGAACCATCGCGTTCTTACAAACATTGGCATCGTAACAGTCGTTGCAACGGCATATGCTTTGTCTGTTTATGCCAAGGGGGCTGGGCGAAATCTACGTCTGACCAATAACAACCTATCTGGTGCAGACTTTGACCTTACCAACGGGACAGTCAGCGGGACCGGAACCATTGAACCTGCTTATTTCCTTGGAAGCGGTTGGTATCGTTGCTCAATCACGCGCACGCCGGGGACGACAGACCGCATTGTCGCATATCTGCTGTCGGGCACCAGCGTCTCATACACAGGTGATGGGTCGTCTGGCATCTTTCTTTGGGGTGCGCAACATGAACTCGGGGTTGTTGCCACAAGCTACATTCCGACGGCTGGCGCAGCAGTAACCCGTAATGCTGACATTGCAACAATGACAGGCGCAAACTTCGACAGCCTTTGGAAAATTGAAAAAGGCTCTGCTCTGGTTCGCGCCCGTCCGTCTACCGTTTCTGGCACGCGCCCACTGATCCAGTTTGACGACACCACGACTGACAACATCATCGCCCTGCGCGGCAACACCACGAACCCTGAACTTTACGTCAGAACTGACGGCGTAGATCAGGCTCAGATTGACGTTGGCACCATCGCGGCAAACACCAGCTATCGCCTTGCTGGCGCATGGGCAGAAAACTCGTGCGCGGCCAGCTTGAACAGCGGGACGCCTGTGCTTGATGGCGTGGCAACGATCCCAACTGTCACGCAGGCCCGTCTTGGCAGCGATGGCACAAATTACCTCAACAGCCACCTTGAGACCATTGAGTATTACGACGAGCGCGTACTTAACGCCTCTCTGCAAGTGGTATCCAGCACGGCCGGGTATCAATCCATCATCGGCTCTGTCTTTCGGGACGCCATAATTTCGTAGGAGGCACCGCCATGACCACTATCGCGACAGCGAGCATCACCGCCGAGGATACCTTCACTGACCCCGCGCGGCTGGAGGGGTACTTCAACCTGTCTCTTTCAGGTACATTGGCTGCGACAGTTACTGTCCAGCGCAGCATCGACAACAGCACGTGGGTCGATGTGAATACATATACGGCGAACTTCGAGGGCACGGGCTTCGAGCCGGAGTTCATGTGGTATCGCGTTGGTGTGAAGACAGGCGATTTTACCTCTGGTACAGTCGCCATACGCCTCGGGCGTGAAGACAAAGACCGGCACTAAGAGGGCAGCTATGGAAGCAGGGATGATCTGGAACGGCTTACTCACATTCGCATTCGGCCTGCTGGGCTGGGTGCTCAAGAGTTATGTCGAGGAATTGAAGCGGGTCACGATCCTGCTGAACCGCACGCGCGAGGAAATCGCCAAGGAATACGTGACCAAGGGCGAGGTTCACGCGGACATCAACCGCGTGATGAACCGGCTGGAGGCCCTTGATGCCAAGCTCGACCGGCTGCTGGAAGCCCGGGCCAAAGGAGGCACGTGATGAAAGTCCCCGCGCACAAGACGAAGATCATGGTCCACTGCCTCGCCACGCCACCGGTGTGGGGACGGGGCAAGACCGCTGAGCAGATGGTGCGCGAGGTCACACCGTGGCACACGAACCCCAAGCCCCATGGGCGCGGGTGGAGTGCCATCGCCTATGCCGAGATCATCGACTACGAAGGTCGTCGGGCCAAGGGCCGCGACCTGAACAACGACGGCAACACCTTCGACGACACCGGTGCCGGTGCCTTTGGCCACAACACCGACACGATCCACATCGCTCTGGCCGGTGGCCGGTGGCCGGACAGCCGCTGGGGCGCACGCACTGACAAGTTCTCGGACCACTTCACCCCGGCGCAGGGCAAGGCGCTGCGCGAAGTCATCGCTGAAATTAACCGGCTGGCGGGTCGCACGCTGAAAGTGCTGGGACATAACGAGGTAGACCCGGGCAAGGGCTGCCCTGCGTTCGACGTTCAGGAGTGGCTGAAGGTCGTTTCTATCCCCGCACCAAAACCCAACCCGGTCGCAGCCCTCATCGCCGCGCTCCTCGCACTGTTTAGGAGAAACACATGATGTACGCCCCTATTGCCCGCATCCTGATCCGTTACGGTGTCGGGGTCGTCCTTGGCGCAGATGCCGCCAGTATCATGGCTGGTGATCCGGACCTTGTGTCCGTCGTAGCAGCGGTCATTGGCGTAGCCACCGAAGCCGTGTATGCTTACGCCAAGAAGAAAGGCTGGGCGACATGATTGATCTCCTCGTAACTATCGGCGCAGCACTGGCCAGCGGATTGGTGATGTACTTCTTCGGCTATCGCACGGCTGGCAAGGCCCGTGCCACCAAGGAGACCAAGCGGCGACTGACAGACACCAAGGTGGCACAGGGGGTGCGCGATGAAGTTGAGATACTGGATGATGTTGGGCTTGCTGATCGCGCCGCTCGGTGGCTGCGGGGTAATAACAACTGAATGCGACTGGACGCGCACGATCCCCTTCGGTGGGCAGCCGACAATCGACTGGTTACTGGAGAACGACCGAGACCTACTAGCAGACGTGGTGGTCCACAACGAAGCCAGAGAAAGGATATGCAGATGATGGACAAGAAGAAAAAACCGATGAGCTACAAGAAGGGCGGCATGGTGTTCAAGCCGTGCGCCTCGTGCCCCAGCCCGGCCAAGTGCCGCGCCGCAGGCAAGTGCGCGAAGAAAGAAGCAGCGAAGAAAAAGAAGTAAGCGATGGCAGGGATCAAGCTCCAGAGGTTTTTAGGGAAGGCTCCGCGCATCGCGCCGGAGCTTCTTCCCGATATGGCAGCGCAGACGGCGACGAACGTCAAGCTGTACTCTGGTGACTTGATCCCTTACCCGCAGCCGGTTGTCGTGGGGAACCACGGGCTTACCGGTGTTGCGCCGACCACACTGCACGCCCTTTACGACCCGGCGGGTGATCCTGTCTGGCTTGTGTGGGACAAGGACGTGGACATCGCCACTCCGGCGGGGGCTGAGAACACCGAGGAGCAGCGGTTCTATTACACCGGTGATGGCGCACCCAAAGTATCGACCTACGCACTGGCCACAAGCGGGCCCGCGCCCTACCCCGTAGACTACTACGACCTCGGCCTGCCGCTCCCGACGCAGACCCCGACGGCGACTGAGGCAGTTTTCACCACCAAGACGACAGCGACCTACGCCCGCGATGCGGGCGGCCTCGTGACCATGACGACCTCTGTGGCACACGGCCTCAAGTCGGGGGCCTTCGTCACGATCAGCGGGTTTACCAACCGGTCGGGGACGTACAGCCAAGCAGGCACGACCATCACAGTGACACTCACCGGCCACGGGCTGGTCATCGGCTCGCGCGTCCTGCTGCGGTTTACTTCGGGTACCGCCACGGCCAACATCTTCACCGTTGCAACCATACCAACAGCCGACACGTTTACGGTTACGGCTACCACGGCTGCGACGACCAGCGGCAACGTGGACTGGGACATCACCAACCTGAACGCCACATCCATCGAGGTCACGGTCATCGACCCGACGACCTTCACCTACACCAGCCCCGGTTTTCAGGTTTCGGCTATATCGAGCAGCGACGGCCGCGTTGACCTCGCCGGTGACACGCAGGCTCGCAGCTACCTCTACACGTGGTTCACCCCGTGGGAGGAGGAGTCCATCGGCTCGCTCCCGTCGGACGAAATCTTCATCAAGGAGGGGCAGGTTGTCACGATCAGCAACCTGCCAACAGCCAAGCCTGCGGGTAAAAACCAAGTGCAGGGCATCCGCCTGTATCGCACGCTCTCGACGGTGGCAGACACCGAGTATCTGCGCCTCGCCACGCTGTGGTTCCCCATGACGGTAGATACCGTGGTAGGTACGACGGTCACGACTGTACAGCCGCACAACCTCTCGGTCGGCAACTACTTCAAGATCAGCACTGGTGTCGCTGGTGGCGAGGTCACGGATGTGATCGACGACTTCACTTTCACCTACACCGGTGGTGTCGGCTCCGGCGGCGCGGGTGGCACGCTCTACCACGATGTCTCGGAGAACCCCGGGACGAGCACGCCTCGGTACTGGGGTGATGGCTCTTACGATTTCATCGACGACTTCAACGTGGCCAGTCTGTTGAACGCACTGGCGACGGACGATTACGACCCGCCGCCCGCAGGGTTGCGGGGCCTGATCGAGTACAACAACAATATCCTTGTCGGCTTTGCTGGCAACGAACTCTACTTCTCGGAGCCGGGCCAGTACCACGCATGGCCGCGTGTGTATAAAAAGGAAATCCCCTACAACATCGTGGGGCTTGCGGTGTTCTCGGGCTACCTGCTGGTCGCCACAGAGAGCTACCCGTACCTCGTCGCTGGTAGCGACCCTGTGGTCTTGAGCCTGACGCGGGTCGACGCGCGGTATCCTTGCCTGAACAAGCGCAGCATCGCCAACATGGGCTTCGGGGTTATGTACGCCACCCATGACGGGCTGGCACTCTACTCGACCACGACTGGCCCGCAGCTTGCGACCCGCCTGTTGTATAACAGCGACACATGGAACGCTGACCTCGACCCCACTACACTGATCGGCACGGCGTACAAGGATACCTACCTCGCGTGGCACTCCACGGGGGGCATCAGCTTCGAGCGCGATGATAGGGTCGGCGGGTTCTTCGTTGACCTCGTAACCGCAGAGCAGCCAGAAGCCACGTGGTACGACCCGCTCACAAACAAGTTGTATTATGCCACAGGCGCTGATGGCGACGTGTATCTGTGGGATGACCTGACCCAGCCTGCCCAGCCGTTCGAGTGGAAATCCAAAATCATCACCACACCCAACCCGATCAACATCGGTGCAGCACAGGTGGACGCAGACTACGCCGCGACCTCGCCCATATGGGACAACCTGACCGACACATGGAACACGTCTACTGTACAGTGGGACAATGACGGTGGTATCACCTTCAAACTATGGGTAGACGGTGATCTGGTCCTGACGCAGGAACTTGACAGTCGGCAAGTGTTTCGTTTGCCTCGCGGCTATCGTTCGGATACATTCGAGATAGGTGTTGAGGGTTCTGTGCGGCTGAAGACCGTGCGCATTGCTGAAACGCCGACAGGTTTGAGAGAGGTCTGATGGCAGTACGGAGTAGATATACGGCAGTCCCCGCAGTCCCGCTCGTCGGTATCGAGGAGTGGCAGTCGCAGCTTTTGAACTCCCTCAAGGAGAATGTCGAACTGCTGACCGGCACCCGTGGAGAGCCTGATCTGGCCAGTGCTGCGATCAACCGTGCCCGCCTGTCCGTGTCAGTCCCACCTGCGCAGACTATGCGGCAGGTCAGCGCGAACGGCAGCGGTGTCACTATCAGCGGGGCCAACGTGCCCATTCTTGAAGATTACAACCAACTGCTCGTCGATGTACAACGGCTGGCTAACGACGTATCTAACCTACGGGCAACCGTGGAAGTACTCATCACGCAACTGAGGGGATAACCATGGCCCGTGCTCCCATGACAAACAACCAGCGTAACAGTCAGCCGCAAGCACCCGCGCAGGCTGCGCCGACCGCGCTCCCGCCCATCTTGCAGGGACTTATGTCTGCCACACCGCAGCCGCCAGTAATGGCCCCGGGCCGGGGCCTTGCAGGCGGGATGCCTTCGCTCGCCGGGGCCATGGCCCCACAGCAGGCCGGGTTTGGTCAGGTGCCCTCCTACCAGATGGGTGGCGCTATCGGGCCCGGCGGTCAGCCCCAGCGTCCCGCTGGTATGGCGATGCCCGGGCAGATGAACCCGCAGGAGCCGATCTCGCCGCAGATGATCGAGATGCAAATCCAAGACCTCGCCACCCGCAACCCGCAGGTGCTGGCGCAGATCAAGCAGGCGATCAACGAGTCCCTGATGTCCGGCGAGTTGACGCAGCAGGAACTGAACATGATGGTCCAACTGGCGACCACGGTGCTGCGCAACCCGGCGCTCTACCCGCAAATCCGCCAGTTCGCCATTCAGCAGGGTATCGCCACGGAGCAGGACCTGTCGCCCGAGTACGATCAGGGGCTCATCATCGCCATCCTCATCGCCGCCCGGGCCGCGCAGGCCGACGTTGGTGGGCAAAACATGATGGCCGGTGGCACCCCTGCCATGGCGGGCGCAGCCCCTGTACAGTCCATGAAGGACGGTGGTCGTGTCAAAGGAGAGGCCAGCGAGCCCGTGATGATCGAGGCTCACACCGGCGAATACGTCATCCCCAAACACGTTGTGGATATGAAGGGGCGTGAGTTCTTCGACCGGATGCTGGAACAGTACGCAGAGAAGGCCCGCAATGACTGACCTGACTATCGAGATGCTGTCGCCAGAGCAGGTGGAGGCGGAATGGGCCGCCCTCGAACCCATGTTCGCGGCTGCATGTCGGAGTAACGAAATCAGCGAGATCGACGTGACCCCTACCGACATCCGGTCGGCGGCGCTCAGCGGGCTGTGCGTGGTGTTCTGCTTCCGCAAAGCAGGAAAGGCAGCTATGACTCTCGCCCTGCAGTTCACCGATACGAATGGGCACAAGGGTGCGGAGATCATGGCGATGGGTGGTCGCCACCTCATGCGGTTCAAGAATGCGTACTGGGAGTTGATCCTCGATTGGCTCAAGGCCAACGGGTGTGTGTTCCTCGATGCCTATGCCAATGAACGGCTGGCAAATATCTACCGGAGCAAGTTCGGATTTGACAAATCCTGTTCGCTTGTTCGTATGACTTTATAGGAGGCAGCGATGTCGAAGGGTGTCAAAAAAATTCTGGGGGTTGTGGCAGCCATCGCCATCCCGTTCGTCGCTCCGGCCATTGCCGGGGCCATTGGTATATCCAGCGCACTCGGAACTGCCGCAGTCGGAGCGGGGCTTGGCGCGACATCAGCAGCCATCACAGGGGGCGACCCGCTACTTGGAGCATTGACTGGGGGCGTCGGTACTTTCGCTGCAGGCGGCGGGTTCCAGAATTTGTTTGGGGGACCGCAGCCGCTTGTCGCCGGGCAGCAGTCCGTAGGCGGTGGCCTCTTTGGCGGGCCGGGTATGACCACGGGCACGCCGCTCTACCAGCAGGCAGGGTATTTGCAAGGTGGGGCCCAGAGTCTTTTGCCACCGGCGGCTACGGCGACTGGCGTAGGCGCTGGCCTTGCAGGGGCCGGGCAAACGGTCCTTCAGTCTGGTATCGCCGCTCTGACCGACCCAAGCACGCTGGCACGCATCACGCTGCTCGCCGCCTCTGGCGATGTGACTGGGCTCTCGGCTGCGGAAGCAGAACTGGTAAACCTGCGGAAACAAGAACTCCAAGAGATTGCCTCGACCAACCAAGAACTGTTCGATCAGCAGGTCGCGGCCGCGCAAAACTTCATGCAGATGGCCGCGCAGAACGCACCGAACCCACAGCAGGCATTTGCCGAGACCAAGATCGCCACGGAGCGGCAGCTTGCCGAGCAGACCCGTGGTCTTGGTGCAGGCGAGGCGTCACTCGCGCAACGCCGGGCAGCCATCCGGGGCACCCAGACAGGCGCGACGGCGGCCGCAGCAGAGGAAGCCCGTGGTCGCCAGACACAGACATCGCTCATGCAGGCTGGTCTCGGGGCCCTTCCAACCTCCGCACCAGAGGGCTATGCAGGCTTGGCGCTGCCGATGTATGAAGACCTTGCTGAACGGGCCCGGCAGGCACGCGCCGACCTGACCTATGGCATGACTCGCGCAGCACCGAACCTGTTCGGTGGCGTAGCGTAAAGGAGAGAACCATGGCTTTGACTGTAGCAAATGTCGGGCGGGGAAATTACGTCCTTGGCGGCCTTGGGGCCGTCCAAGGTCCGAGCGCAGCCGAAGCCATGGACCTCGCCCAGCGCGAGGAGCAGCGGTTCCGTGACGCTCAGCGGGGGGCCCGGCAGACTGAACTGGGTATGCAGCAAACCCGCCAGCAGATGGCCCTAGCGCAGTCCCAAGAGCAACGCGCACAGGCCGCGTTCCAAGCACAGCAGGCCGCACGCGCACAGGCGGCAGCCCGAGCCGGACAGGAACGTGCTGCTATGGGTGCTCTTATGCAGGGCCTGACAGGTACCCCTGCCGGAGGTGCCGCCCCTGCCGGTGTTATCGCGCCCACTGCTCCGCCTCGCGCTGGTCTGACCATGCCCACTGGCCCTTCAGTTCCGCTGGCCTTTCCGCCGTCTATTACGGGCGCGGCCCCTGCTTCTGCTGCCCCTGCAGGCACTCCACTTTCCATGGGTATGCCCGCCGTAGGTCCCGCCGGTGGTGTACAGGTCGCCACAACTGACCCCCAAGAGGCGTTCCGCCTTGCGTTTGAGTCGCGGCCCGATCTGTTTGGCGGCGGTGTTCAGGTTGCCGATGCCAGCGGTGGTATCCCCGCTGGTGCATTACCCACAGGGCAGCCTACCCGGGCTGAGTTTGGCGGCATCCCCTTCGATGTCTACCCCGACGGGCGGATCGTCAATACCTTGACCAACACGGAACTCCCCATGACCGGCGAGTTCGACGCGCTGCGGTCAGCACTTACCCAGCAGGCTGGTGTAGGCACTGCACCTCAAGCGGCTGTAGGGGCACCGGCGTTCCGGGACGTGGACCCAAATGCCCCCGCGTTTACGCAGGATGTGCAGGGTCTGCTGCGTCAAGGCGACATCGCCGGGGCACTGAGCCGCATCCAAGTCGGTCTGGCCACTGGTAACTACGGCCCCATGGGCAGCCCGCTTGGCCGGGCGGTTGGTTATTTTGCCGACACGCCGGAGGAAGCAGCGCGGCGCACCGCCGTAAGCGAAGCCACGCAGTGGTTCAATGACCCTGCAAACGAGCAGTTCCTGCGGGACAACCCGTCCCTTCTGTCCGAGGCCGCGACCGACCCTATCAGCTTTGTCGCCCGCCAACGGATCACACAAGCCACTGGTACGGAACCTGCAAGCGCAGAGGCAGCAACGGCCGAAGCGCCGACGACAGCGGAAGAAGCTGCACCGACACAAGACACCCGGTGGGGCGGGCTGCAACTGAACTTCGGTACGCCGGTACAGCTTTCCTTCGGTGAGACCGAGGGCGAGGCCAGCAATCTGTACGTCGATGCGCCCGAGCGCATCTTCCAAGACGCGGACCTCGTAGCGCGGCAGCAGCAGCGGCTCCAGCTTCTGGCCAATTACTACCAGCAGACCAACAACCTGCAAGGGCTTGTGGGTGTGATTAACCAACTCGACGAACTGAGCGTCGAGCAGCGGTACCTCGATGGTATGACAGCCATTGTGGGCATCCAGCAGGAGAACTTTGGTCCCGTCCAGTCGTTGCTTCAGCAGCGGTACCCCGGACGGCAAGTTGAGGTCCGGCCCTATACCGACGGCACTGTGGAAATCTTCCTCGATGGGCAGGCAGAAGCCCGGCTTTCTTGGGACGATCTCGCCACCGGACTCCGTGGGTCTTACGACCGTGGGTTCATCTCGGAGCAGCAAGCACTGGCAGAACAGGCCCGCAGCCGGTCCGACGAACTCTGGACGCTGCAGACTACGGAGATGCTGCGTGGAGCGCGGGAGATCGCGGTGGCGAACAACCAAGCCGAGATCGACCGGTTCGAGAACGCTGGTCGTATCCAGCGCATCGGGGAAACCGCCAGCGGCGAAGTCATATTCGAGACACTTGTCAATGGCGTTCCGCTACAGTTCGTGTATCGTGAGACCATGACGCGCGACCCGGTCACGGGCGATGAAATTCCGGCGCTGGTTGCCACTCCGATTGACCAGTCGCTGGCACGCTAACGAGGTGATACATGGTAGACCAGACCCTTCGCTACGGAGCCGGACTGCGCACACCCCGTCCTGATCTGTACAGCAACCTACCATCTCTCGGTACGCAGGGTATTCGGTCTGGACTTGCGGACGTTGAAGTCGAGCGCCAGCAGGCGCTGGAGCGTATCACTGGTCTTGGCGGTGGGGCTGGGCCCCGCCTGCAACCGCCACCGGAGTCTGCTATGCAGGCGGG